TTAGTTTTTTTTGGTGATAATATTGATTGGGTCAAAGATGCTACTGACTTAAAACTAAATACTATTCAATGGACTAATAATGAAATAACACTAAATCAAGGTAATATTGATACTATTAACCAAACTACATCTAGTAATACAGATATAGCATTTCCTTATATTAGTAGAGGTGGTAATACAAATACAGATGCTACAAGCGTTACAGATTATTTACCATGTATTTATACTAGAAGCATAATTCAAAAATCTTTTAAGTCTTTAGGGTACAAAGTAGAAAGTAACTTTTTATCTGAAATTAGGCAGCTTGTTTGTGATTTATCTTTAAATTATAGTCAAATTAAATCTAATGTAGAGAGTAGTAAGGTCAGAGCCAAAATGGTTAATCCTATACTTGTATCTGTAAACGAGAATACAACTAAAAGAATAATATTTGACGATGACACAACCAGCCCCAATCAAGACCAAAACAATCACTATAACACTAGTACGGGTATTTATACAGTACCAACAACGGGAGTTTACAATATAACAGTTTTTATTAGTGGATTTAACCCTATTGGAGATGCGGTTGGACAGCTAAGAATAATTAAAAATGGATTGACTACAACATCGATAGGTAATGGAGAAACCTTAGAAAATAGTTTTTTAGTTGGCTCTGGCAATAAAGATGAAAATTTTAACCGAGTACAACTAAATGCAAATGATGAAATAAGCTTTTATATTAATCCTGATGATGAAAGTACAACTGCAATTACTTATGCTAATGGTACTTTTTTTAATATACAATTATCCTCTGAAGTAACTGAAGGTTCTACTTTTAGCGTAAGTAGCTTAATACCGGATAGTATAAAGTTTATAGACATTTTAAATGATGTTACTAGAATGTTCAATATCTATTATTGGACTGATGTAAAAACAAAAACCGTATATTTTGAGCCTAGAGATACTTTTTTTCAATCACAAACAACTGCTATTGATTGGAGTAATAAACTAGACACATCCAAAGGTTATAATGTTGACTATGTAAGCAGTTACAAGAGAAATATTAATTTTAGTTATAAGCAAGATAATAAGGATGGTTATTTAGAAGAGTGGAACATACTTAATAAAAAGACATACGGTAAATATACTCATACCTTACCGGATAGATTTGCAAAAGGTAATAGCGATATTGCACTGAGTTTCTTTTCTGCTACTTATGGTCATAAAGCATTAGAGGTTAGTAATGATGAAGGTTTTTCTACATTAAAAATATGGAAGGAATTTAAAACAGGAAAAGACACACCAGAAGAAAGAAATCAAGGTTATCAACCTAGAATATTTTTTCACCGGAACGGTACTCAAGAAAGTTTAGACGGTACGCAAAGAATTATAAGAGTAGATGGTAATGGTACGACAACAGAAGATAGAACTACAATGCCCTATGGAAGTTTTGAAGTTTACTATAATAATGAGATACCAAGCCCATCATTTAACTTAAATTTTACTGATGGTTTTAAGGCTGATGAAACCACAGAAGATATAGGACTTTTTAAAAGATTCTACTCAAAGATGTTTAAAAACATTGAGGAGGGCGGTAGGTTAGTAGCCTTTTTTGATTTATCATCTACAGACATACAAAATTTAGACTTTAGAAAGTTAATATATTTAGATGGTGATTCTAATGTGAAAGGTTATTACTTAGTAGAAAAAGTAATCGATTTTAATCCTTTAAATAGTGATCTAACAAAGGTTAGTCTATTTAAGTTTGAGGATTTAGGTAGTGTAGCTATTGATGGCAGTCAAACAGGTAATAATGATGTAAATACTGATAATGGTTTAACAGGGCCGGAACTAGAAAACATTTTTGTTGAGTTATCTTTTGTACAACCTATACTAAATACAAACATAGACTTGTTATTGCCTGTAACCTCCGAGAATCCTATTACTAATAATATTGAAAATGTTGTAAAATAAAAGAAATGGCAAATAAGACAATAGCAATAAAAGTTGATTTACAGGGTACAACAGCACAAAAAAAGAAACTTGTCGAGCTTGAAAAAGAGTTGCAAGAGCTTACTAGTGCCAGAAAAGACTTAAATAAACAAGTAGGTAAAAGCAAAAAATTAACTAATGAACAAGCAAAGGAAAGAGCTGCACTAAATTTAAAATTAAAACAAACTAGAACTGAACTCTTAAAAACTAGACAAGATGCTTTAGGTCTTGATGGTTTTACTACAAAATTAGGTAAGTCATTTAGTAAATTAGGTACTGCTATTAGTGGTGCTTTTGTTGGATTGTTTGCCTTACAAAAAGTTTTTGAACTTGCAACTTCTGCTGCTGATTTAGTACAAGAGTTAGACAAATTAACTGTCGATATACAAAGACTAGGTAATGAGTCAGAAGATACATCTCGAAAAGTATCATCAAGCATATTGGCAATATCCTCAACCTTTGAGGCATCCACAAAAGACATTTTGACTGCTGCTAATGCTGTTTCTAGTCAATTTGGTATATCTATAGAGGATGCTATTGAAAAGATTAAATTAGGCTTTGCTTCTGGCTCTAATGCTTCAGGTGAGTTTTTAGAAATACTAAAAGAATATCCTGCATTATTAAAAGAAACGGGTCTAACTGCTGATGAGTCATTTGCCTTAATAAATCAGCAAGTAACGCAAGGTGTTTTTTCTGATAAAGGTGTAGATGCAATTAAAGAAGCTGGTCTAAGATTAAGAGAGCTAACGCCAGCAACTAAAGAGGCTTTGGACGGTATTGGATTGAGTTCTGAAGAAATACAAAAGGCTTTATCTTCTGGTAGTAAAAGTATATTTGATGTTATTCAAGATGTTAGTACAGAATTAGGAAAATTACCTCCACAATCTAGTGCGGTTGGTACTGCCATTGCTGATATATTTGGTGGCCCCGGTGAAGATGCAGGATTAAACTTTTTAACTACACTAAGTGACATAGATTTATCGTTCGATAATGTCATATCAGATATTGATGAGTATGGTCAAAGTCAATTAGATTTAGTAAATGCTCAAGAAGGTTTTAACAGCTTAATAAATGAGTTTTTTGGTGAGTCTAGTGTTGGTTTTAATCAAATAAAAGCCATTGCGATAGAGTTGTTTACTACACAACTAAGAAACTTATTTAATATAGTAACCAACATTAGAGATAGTTTTGTTGATTTATTTAATAGTTCAGAAGCATTTAGGCAAGTAATTTTTGGTCTAAAATCTGTTTTTAGTGCTTTGTTTGATGCTGTTTCAATTCCTTTAAATGTTTTAGTTAGCACAATACAAACAGTAGTTGAATCTTTCTCTTTTTTAATAGATGGCGAATTTAAAAAGGCTGGTGATGCTTTTATAAATGGTTTTAAAAGAACAGGAAGTATAGTTGTAGATGAAACAAAAAACATTGTAAATACTTTTGTTAAAAACTCTGATGAAGCTAGTAAGGCAATCATAAAAATTCAAACAGATGAAGAAAAAGCCATAATAGAATCAAAAAAAAGACAGGCAATTCAAAATCAACAGCTAGCACAACAAAGAGCATTAGATGCTGCTAAAGAAGCTAGTGTAATTAAAAAAGCCGCTGATAAAGCTAAAAAAGACAAAGAAAAAGCTGACAAGGTAGCAAAGCGTGATGCTGAAAGAAAAGCAAAAATAGAAGCTAACGAAAAGGAAAAAGCTTTATCTAATGAGCAAAGATTTTTAGCCAAAATTGATGATCTTAGAATAAAATCTAACCTAGCAGCTATCAATGATGAAAAAAAGTTACAATTAGAAAAGCTTAGACTAAAAAAAGATGCGTTAAAACAAGAGGCTCAAGATTCTATATTAAGCAAGGAAAATTTAAATACAGCATTAGCAGAAATAGATAGAAGTTTTGATTTACAAGAGTCTGCAATAAAAGCTTCTTTTGAACAAAATAAAAATCAAATTAAAAAAGAACAGATAGTCGAATCTGCTTTATTTGCTGTTGAAACAAGTAAATCATTGATTAATTCTATTGCAAATTTAGAAGTAGCAGCAGAAAAAAGAAAATTTGAAAGAGGTATTATAAATGAAGAAGAGTTTGCATTGGCTAAATATAATATTGAAAAAAAGGCATTTAATGCACAAAAAAAAGCAGATATTGCAAGTACTATTATTAATGGTGCTGTTGCTGCAAGTAAAGCTTTTGCTCAGGGAGGTATTCTTGGTTTTGCAACGAGTGCATTAGTAGCTATTCAAACAGCAGCACAGGTTGCTGCAATTAGTAAACAAACTTTCCCTGCATCATTTGCAGATGGAGGTTATACGGGTGATGGTTTTGGTTCTCCTGATAGTAGTGGTTTTAAACAAGCCGGAGTAGTGCATGAAGGAGAGTATGTAGTGCCTAAAAACGTATTAGAATCTCAAAAGGGTAGTAGTTTAGTGGGTGCATTAGAGGCAATGAGAACAAACAGACCTCAACCTTTTAGTAATTTTGGTTTTGCAAATGGTGGTTTTGCTAGTGCTGGTAATATCGATATAGGTAATTTAAGAAGTGAGATATCGCAAGCGGTTGCTGATTCAGTAGGAGCTATTCAAGTTGTAAATAATGCAACAGATACAATTAGCCAAGCTGCAAGAGTTACAAACATACAATCTGAAGCTACATTTGGATAAAATATGTATATTTAAAATATGTGGTTGACCTCTTTATTTGGTAAAGCAAAAAACATTAGTAGTAATTTAGCAAGTTATCAAAAGAAAATAGATAGACTAGATATTTGTAACGGATGCACAAATAAAAATGATAATTTTAAGTTTTTATTTATAAAAAAACAAGGTGTATCACAATGTAATATTTGTAAATGTGCATTAATAGATAAGACAATATGGGAAGATGAAAAATGCCCAAAAGGAAAATGGTAGATTTTGACATAAACAAAAACTTAAAAAACTTAGATCAGCTAAAAAGGTTAGATATTAAAGAAGCTATAATTAAAACACATGGTAAGATGTTTCCATGTTCAAAAAGTATAGAATATTTATCACAACTATTTAAAGAGAATGTTGAACCAAACTTTGAGATTTCATGTGGACGTTGCAAAAGGAGAATAATAAACTTTTGGAAGCAGAGGCTAGAGAGCTGGCAAATGTATTAAATGATACTTTGTTTAGTGTAGTTAATAAAGCTAATGACATTAAACAGGCAACTGAATTATTACTAAGTACCGGACTTATTAATCAAAAGGCTGTAAGAAATATGGCAGTAATAAATGATTATCATATAATGAGAAAGAATCCATTAATGATGATGAAAGATATTTATTATAATCTATCTGTTAAATATGATATTTCTGTTAATTTGGTAATAAAAATAGTTTTACAAAAGTAAATTATTATATTAGCATCTTATATTTATGGTATAATTTTTTTTTAGGGTTTTTTATAGAGGGTTTTTATAGCCCTCTTTTTTTTATATAATTTTTTTATAGACCAATTTTAAAACAATTCTGTATTGTTGTTTAATGAATTGGTATCAAGTAAGTAATTCAGTAAATAATAAATTATCTATTTCGATAGATGAAGAGATAGGTTCTTTTGGAATTGATGCAAAAAGCTTTATTGATGAAGTTAAGGTATCAGGAACTAAAGATATAGAGCTAACTATAAATAGTGGTGGAGGTTCTGTTTTTGATGCTCTTGCTATTTACGATTTCTTAAAAAATTCTGCTTATAACGTTTCTGTAAAGATTGAAGGTTTAGCCGCCAGTGCTGCTACTATTATAGCCTTGTCAGGTAGTGAATTACCTGTAATGTCAGAAAATAGTTTTTTTATGATTCACAACGCATGGATGCCAGTAGTATCTATGGAGGGAATGAATAGTGATGAAATTAGAGATTATAAAGAAGAATTAGAAAAGCAGGCTCAGTTAATGGATAAGATTAACTTGAAACTTGCTAAAATCTACGCTAATGCAACAGGTCTTGAGTTATCTACAATTCAAGACATGATGAAAGCGGAAACATGGTTAACCGCTGAAGAGGCTAAGGAGTATAATTTTATCGGTAGCATAGAGAATGCTCTTGCTATTGCTGCTTATGCATCTCCTAAAGAGTTAGCCAAAAAAGGGTACAAAGTACCTTCCAACTATGTAAATCAATTAAATAACGTGAATATGTCTGAAAAAGAAGGTCTGTTAGACCAACTAAAGGCTTATGTTGCTGAATTGCTAGCTCCTAAAGCTGAAGCAGTAGAAGAAGAAGCAGTTGAAGAAACTGTTGAAGAAACTACTGAAGAAGTTGAAGAAGTTGAAGAAGAAGTAACAGAAGAGCCAAAGGATGCAGTTGATATTGAGTCTATCAAAGCGGAGCTTATGGATTCAATAAAAGCTGAGTTGACCGCTAAAGATAGTGAGTTAGCAGAATTAAGAAAAGAGTTGGATAAAGCCAATGCATCAAGAAAGCCACTAGAGGCAAAAGAAGATGTTGTTAACCCAGAAGCTAAAGTTGAAGAGGTGGATGAGTTAGGTGCTGCAATCCTAAATATTTTAAAATCTTCATATAAAAGCTAAAATTAAAAAAGATGGCAAATTTTATTACACAATCAATCTCCTCTACTTATTCAGGTCAGGAGTTTACAGAAATCTTATTCGCTCCACAGGAGGGAAGTTCAGATTTATCAGGAATTAGAATTATTCCTAACATTAAAGTTAAGGCTAACATGTACCTTAACTCTTCTCTTACAAAAATTGTAAGAAAGTACACTACTTGCGGATTTTCTGCAACAGGTGGAGTCACTAATGTATCAGACAGAACACTAGAAGTTTCTAGGTTAAAAGTTAATCTTGAGGAATGTGGAGATGCTTTCTTTGGAACAATTTTCGAAGAGTTCTACGGTTCAGGAACTGCAATCGATGATTTGACAGATACAGTAGTTGGTGAAGTTGCTCGTAAAAGAGTTGCTGAAGCAATAGCTGATGATAACGGTCGTATGGCTTGGTTTGCTGCTTCTACTGCTGCAAGTGCTGACTATAACCAGTTTGATGGTTTTGTTCAGTTATTCGTTGATAACTCTGCTTCTTTAGGGAAATATGTTGAAATGACTGCAATAGCTAACATTGAAGATACTAACGGTGACTTAGTTGCTGATGGTGCTTACACTTTGTTGAAATCTGCTTACGAAGATCAAACAAAAGTATTAAGACAAATGCCTAATGCACAAAAGAGTTTTAAAGTTACTGCAACAATCATTGATAACTTGATGACTACTTACGAGCAATTAGGAACAGGAAACGCTTTAGGGCTTCAGTTGTTACAGGATGGACAATCTCTATCTTTTAGAGGTATTCCAGTTGTTGAGGTTACCGGATGGGATACACAGCTCTCAGACGCTACCAATCCAAATGCTAACATAGGAAAGAACATGCTAGTTTACACAGTAAATGACAACCTAGTAATAGGGACAGATGTTGCTGATGCTGGTTCTCAGTTAAAATTTAGAAGTAATGACGATGACGATGAGTTATTGAAAATTATTGCTAAGTACAAAATGGGAACGCAGTTTGTATTCGGTGAGTTGATTTCTTTCTACTTCTAAGAATTAAAGCCCCTCTTTATGGGGGGCATTTTTTAAACTAATAAATTTTATAAAGATGTCAGAAATTTCAACAGATATTTTAATAAGTTGTAACGATGAAAACCGCAGAGGTGGAATCAAAAGAGTATTCGTTATCAACAAAGATGATGTAACAAGTTTCACTGCTTCTACCGATAATCATTCTTACACAGCGGTTACTTTAAGTACTACTGATGACAAATTTTTCGAGATTGAGGGTGAACTAGAAACAAAACTTTATTCATCTGAAGGAAGTAGAGAGAATGGCTCTATTTCTTATGAAACTTCTTTAGAGGTTTTTTCTCCTAAATTAGAGAAAGTAAAAGCTAAAGCAATAAACAGTTATGTTGAGTCATGCGGTTTAATTGTAATCTTTGAAACATACAACAAAGAAACTAACGATAATAAGGCCTTTGTACTAGGATTTGATGAAATCATGGGTAAAGACGCATCTGTTGATGCTATTGCTAATGAAGTTCTTGAAGCTGAATTACAAGGTCAGAACGGTTATACGGTTACTTTTGCAGGTAAACAGGCTCAACTAGTAAGAGAGTTTGTTGGTTCAATAGTTACTAACAGTTCAGGAACTATATCACTAGGTTCATAATATTGTTTATGATGGATGGTTGCTTAGCAACATTGGGAGAGTTTAAGGGCTCTCCCTTTTTTTATTAATCTGAAATATCAATAATTTTATTATATTTATGTTATGAGCAAATTTATTATAAAACCTGAGTTTTTAGGTAAAAAAATAATGGGTTCAGTAGGTGTATTTAATCTAACTGATAAAACAAGCCAAAAGGATTTAAAGAAACTTTATAATGCAGGGTTTAAGGATGTTGTATTATTAGAAAAGGTTAAAGATGAGCCAAAAGAAGATTAGTAATATAAAAGCCAGCACAGTAAAGACTGACCCGATAACTACTCCCATTGTTAGGAAGGAAAAAAGACCTAACCAAGATATTGAGCAAAAATGGGTTCCATTCTTCCAAGATTCACAAAATATCTATGTGAATGATTTAGCAAAAAGGGCCAGAAGGTCTAGCACTCATGGAAGTATTATAAATCAAAAAATAACTTTTATAAAAGGTAAACAGTTTACTTTTAAGTTAGATGGTGAAAATGTTGATTATTTAGATTTGCCTATTGACTTTCAAGAGTGGTGCAAAGAGGTTAATCCAGATGGTGAGAGCCTTTACGATGTGTTTTGCGACCTTATACAGAGTTATGTCATAACAGGTAATGCTTATCCTCACATAGTTAAAAGCGGTGATTTTACAGCGTTATATTGCTATGATGCGACAACTGTAAGAAAAGGTAAAAATAATGACATTGCATACTTATCAAACTTTTGGAGAGATATAGAATTATCAAATACACCGTCAGCACAATATCCAGTTAATGAGTTAGAGTTTTATAACAACACTAATCAAAAAGAGTTTTTAGTACACATAATGCGTAAATATCCTGAGTTTAACTTTTACGGGTTGCCGGATTATGTAGGTGCTTTAGATTGGATTGATATTGAGTACAGAATGAGTAAGTACAATATTGATAAGTTTGATAATGGTTTCTTTCCTAGTGTATTAATTCAGATGTTTGGTGAAGTACCGGACGGGATGAACGCTCAGCAGTATGTGGAAAAGATAAAAGAAAAATTCACAGGAGAAGCTAACAATGACAAATTTTTAGTTGAGTTATTAGATTCACCGGAGCAAGCTGCAAGCATTAAGGAATTTGATAGAGAGAGGGATGGTGAATTTATGGAGTTATCACAACTATGTACAAAAGCAATTATATCAGCTCATAGAATTACTCCTAGTTTAGCAGGTTTAGAAACCGCTGGGAAGTTAGGAAGTAGCCAACAGATAAAAGATGAGTATGATAAATTTATGAATAGCGTTGTTATTCCTGATTTTCAAGAGCCATTACTAAAGGTATTAAATAGAATTATCAAGAGAGATACTAAATATGGTAATATTGAAGTAGGTATCTTAAATGTTAGCCCCGTTGGTGATAGTGCAAAGGTTGATTTAAATGCTGTTATTACTATTAATGAGGCTCGTAAAATGCTAGGTTTAGAGATGTTGGATGATGCAAGAGGTGAGCAGTTTGTTAATGAAAATGCGGTTCAAAACATTGAAGAAGATTCTATTGATGAAGAGGTAGAAAATGAAATCAACAACACTTACCAAAATAGTATTTATTCTAAAACCTATGCTGACTATCCAGATAGTGCAGTTAACAATGCTAAAAGAGGTATAAAGCTGAATGATGAGGTTAACAATAGATGTGCAACAAATGTAGGTAAGCAAAGAGCGCAAGATATTAGCAATAGAAGAGGGTTATCTTTTAGCACTATAAAAAGAACTTTTAGTTATTTATCAAGAGCAGAAGAATATTATGATCCTAGTGATACAAAAGCTTGCGGAACTATAAGTTATCTATTATGGGGAGGTAAGTCTATGAAAAGCTGGGCAGAAAGTAAAATTAAAGAAATAGAAAGAGATGGCGTATAATACTGAAATAATGACACCTTCGGAGGTAAGTAGCCAAGCTATTAATGATAATTATTTTGATACTGCTTACTTTGATAAATATATTTTGACATCACAAAGAAAGTATGTTAAGCCTGTATTGGGTGTAAAGTATTATGATGAAATACTAACACAGATAGCTGGAGCAAGTTTAACGGGTGATAATACTATTATAGTAAATCAGTTTATAAAGCCTATGTTAGCTCATTACATAGTTTATGAGGTTTATAGTAAAGTTCATACACAGTTAACTAATCAGGGAGCAATGGAAAACAATACAGAGCAATCGAATCAGGCTAACAACTTTGAATATTCACAAAGTAGAGATTTTTATATCAATAAGGCTGATTTTTGGAAAAAGGACATGATAGAATATATCAAAGAGGCTAAAGATGCTGATTCTACAAAATTCCCTCTGTTTGATGATTGCGATACACCTCCTCAAGTAAACAAAAAAGGTATAATATTTTATTAAGATATGGCAATATTACATAAGAATATTAACAATGCTAATGACATCCACGTACCTAAATGGCTACCTAGTGCTAATAATGGTGATTATGCTTTTAAGAATGAAAAAGGTGAATTAGAGAGCATTGATGAATTATTACTACCGGGAGCGTTAAACTTTGTTGATGGTAGTGTAGCTCCTCCAACTACTAACACAGGTGACATCTACATTTTATCTAGTGGTGCTAGTGTTAATGCTGGTTGGGGTGGTGTTGCCTTGCAAGACTGGGTGAGATATGACGGCACTGCATGGAATAGCCTTACACCTCAAAAGAGTAGTTTGTGCTATGATAAGACTGCTGATGCATTAAAGTTTTTTAACGGTACTGCATGGGCTGGTATGGGTGGTGGCATACAAGGGGTAACAAGTGCTGAAAAGGCTGCTCTATCCCCTACTAATGGTGATTTTGTATATGATACTGATTTAGATAGTTTACAAAGGTATGACGGCTCTGTTTGGGTAGATGTCGCAAAAGGTTATGGGCTAATCAGTGTAAACAGTACAACGGGTGTACCAACATTTTATATTGATTTACAAACTGCTTTAGAAACTTGTAAAACAGGAACAAATACTGTAACTCTTCACAGTAATATTGCTTTATCAGCACAAATAAACATTAATTTTCAAGGTACAGGTGTCGGCACTGGTTACAATTTTGACAATCTTACAATTAATTTAAACGGTTATTCACTAAGTTATGATGCTGCAAATTCTGATGCGATTATAGATGCTCATTTGTTTTCAACACCGCCAAATTTGAAAATAATAAACGGGCAAATTATAAGAACTAATGCTACTAGTGGATATGCTATATCATTGCA